AACATCAAGTCAAGCAGATAGCACAAATGGTTTGTTATATATTAATGGTAAGTTTGCTTGCTTTACCTTAGAGGACGAACAACGCAAAGTAAAAGTTAAACATGAAACAGCTATACCACTTGGGATATATGAAATAGAATTTAGAAAAAGCGGTGGGTTTCATGGTAAGTACAGCAGTAGATTTAAAGCAATACATCAAGGTATGTTGGAATTACAAAACGTACCTGACTTCCAATATATATTAATCCATTGTGGGAATACTGATGAGCATACTTCAGGTTGTATTCTGTTGGGAGATAGCCAAGAAAACAATATAGTAATGAAAGACGGGTTTATTGGTAAGTCCACACAAGCGTACACCCGTGTTTATCCATTAATAGCTAATGCTTTAGTTAATAATGAAAAAGTTATTATAGAAATTGTTGACTTAACAGACTTACCTGTAGAAATAAGTAACAAAAATAATGATGATTTTATTAGCGGAAAACAAGTTTGGGAAAAACTTGAAACAATAAATGGTAATATCACAAAGCTAAATGCTAAAATAGACGGACGCAAGATTATATAGGAGTATAGTTATGGCAAAGAATTTGAAAAATTGGAAAGCTTATTGGAAGTTTATGGTGGCTAAGGCTTTTAGAACAGGGCTACAAAGCGCTATATCTTTATGGTTAGCTAACAGTAGTGGAATAATTGAAGCAGAAGTTATGGAATTAGTTGGAGTAGCCTTTCTGACTTCTTTTGTTACAGTTATGCAACACGCCTTAGAGCAATACAAACCAAGCCAAACCTATGAAGCGTAGGAGTGAAATCTAGGCTTAACAGGTTATTTAATTTAATATTCGTACTGCTTTTAGCAGTTCCCATACCGGCTTTTGCATACCATACAGAAACGCAAATGCCTTACGCTATATCAATTAGTTATAACAATACAAGTGGGGAAGTTACTGTTACATGGCAAGAGAGCGACGGTGCAGAAGTAAACCCACCGGAATATTATAGAATTTATTATGGAGATACAGATACAGCAGATGATTACTCTGTAGATACCACCTTTGGTTTTACTACAGAACTATCAAACCAATCTTATATATTTACAGCAAAAAAATATATGATAATTTAGGCGCAAGTGATTTTACATTTTATGCAAAAGTACAGGCAAGAAATGATAGTGGACAAACAGTTAGTGACATTACTGCAATAGTTAATGTACAATATGAATATGATTATGTACCTACTTCAACGACATCTAGTTCGTCAACAACAACTAGCACCACGACAACGACTACAATACCGGTTACGACTACGACTACTACAACTGTACCGCCAACTACAACTACAACTACTACGACCACTACGACAACAACTACAACGTTACCAAAAGCACAAGACGTAGTAGAGGATTACAACCAAACCTATTTAGCTTGGGATATTGACGGTTGTGAACACCCTAATAATCCATTATCTTATAAACAATATTTAGAAGCTGTAGAAAGTGGCGATTACTTTGGTTATCAGCCGGACGATTGTACTTTTACTGAGGTAATTGAGGTAGTTGAGGAAACGGAAATATATACCGACGAAATAGAGGAAACCGATATTGCAATAGAGGAAACTTTTACAGATGAAGTAAATGAGGTAACTGAGGTAATTGAGGAAACCGAAATTGTAGAAATTATAGAGGACGAAAAAGAAATAGAAACTGAAATTACTGAAGCTGATGAATTAGTAGAGGTAAATGAGGAAACCGAATTTATAGAATTAATAGATTTAGAGGATTTTGATTTAGAGGAATTAGAATTTATTGAATTTGAGGAATTAGTATTAGAGGAAATAGTTTTAGAGGATATAAACCTAGAGGAGATAATTGTTAATGATGAGTTGGACAAAGAGATTTTACGAGATGAACAGAATACAGAGGACGAAGTTTTTGATGATGAGGAAAACATTACAGATATTGAAACCGATAGCGCCGAAACTGTATTGGAAATTGATGAGCCGGAATTAGTTACAGACGAACAGGTTGTAGAAAAAACAGAAGCGGAAATACAAGTAGAGGTAACTGAAGTAGTTGAGGTAATTGAGGAAATAATAGAAATAACTTTAATACCCGAAGTAGAAAATGAAGCAGATTTAACAGAACAAGAGTTAGTAGAATACGAGGAAGCAAAACAAGAAGCGATAGAAACTTATGTGGAGGAACTTGAAACAGATGAAGTTGTTGAAATTATACAAGAAGTTAATGAAGCAGGATTGGAAAATCTTGACGAGGTTAGCGAAACTGTACTTGAAGTTGTAGCAGAAGTTGTAGAACAGGCTATTACTGTAGCCCAAGAGGAACAACTTACAGAGGAACAAGTAGAAGTCGTTGCAGAAGTTTTAGGGTTTACAGAAACAGATGACGTACAAGTTATTGCCGAAGCTGTTAAAGATGACGCAGTAGTTGCCCAAGCAGTAGATGAATATGTAGAACGTGCAGTTGTAAACGCAGATGTTGATAATTACACACTTGCAGACGTTACAACAGAAATACAGTTTGAAACTTTTGTTGCCAACCCAATAAGTGTTATAGTAGATGTAGATTTAGGCAATATAAATTTAAACAATATTGCTAATGACATGACACAAGACCAAAAGGATAAGGCACAAGAAGTAATAGTGCCAACTATCTTAGTAAGAATTGTAGGTATGTTTAGGAGATTAGGTTAATGAAACGGTTATGGAATTGGTTTATAACCATAGTTAAAGAAACATTAAACCTATCGTGGACACTCGTTGGATTAGTAATAGCGACATTAACGCTTACAGGCTCAGCTCAGCAAGTTACGGGCTTAGCTACTGTAATAACTTTAGCTATATGGTTGTTAACTATTAAATTTAGAAACAAGGAATAAAGATATGGAAGCAAAAATAAATCTTAGTCAAATACTACAAGGTGGATTAGCTATGTTAGTTGGGTGGTTATTTAAAACAGTTAATGATTTACAACAAGAAGTAGCAACACTTAAAGCACAAGTGCAGGCATACCAAGATAGCATTCAAGGGTTTAATCAAAACTTAGTAATAATTGAGGAAGTAATTAGAGAGATATTATTTAAGGTAGGTGGGTAATGGATTGTTGTGGTAACGGTTGTTGCGGTGGTAGATAATGGCTAAAAATGATTTTATACTTCCTGATGATATGTTTACAGATAATCCAAAGTTTGTAGATACTTCACAAGAGTTTACAGATGATTGCGGGGACGCATGCAAGATATAAGGTGTAAAGTTACAACAAAGCAAGACGGCTCATTTATACAGATTTGTAATTGCAAATATGGAAGTGAGCATTGTAATGGCAGATAACGGGTACACACAAAAGGAAATGATTAATAAAGTAATGATTGATATAGATAAATTGTTTGAGAAGCTAGACCAAATACAAAAAGATTTAGCAACAAGACCTACTAGGCAAGAAATTTATGGGTGGATTATAGCAGGTATATCAATAGCAACACTTATTACAGTTTTAATGTAATTAAATACTTAACTAACAGAAACTACATGGGATAATCTTTATGTGGTAAAAGAACACAAAAAATTAATATCTAAACGTAAAGATATTAAACACAATGAGGATTTAGGTAATAACTATTACCCAAGTGGGTGGCAACCTAAAGCAGAGTTCAGCGAACAAACTAAAACAGGCGAAGTAGTACACGTACAACCTGAAAGCAATAATTTTGAATACGATACTTTGTTACGTACTTGGGGGTTTAATCCTAAAGAATTTTATATAGACGAGGACACAATTAAGTTTTCTACGTGGAATACACAACAGAAAGGCGGGCGCATTGTTGATATGTACGCTTTTAAAGCTGTTATTAAGAAAAAAAATCCACACCACGATAAGTATTTTAAAAAACTGCAAGCAGAAATACGTAAGAAAACACCTATAACCGTAAAGAAAGGTGGTAACTGTGCATGGTTTTTCTTTATGGCAGATTGGCAACTTGGCAAAAAAGACCTAGGAACTAATGAAACAGTTAAATTAATAAGGCGTGCAGTTGCAGGCGGTAAGCAACAGATTAAAGATTTAGCTAAACAAGGTTACATAGTTAAAGAAATTTACCTTATTGGGTTAGGGGATTTAATAGAAAATTGTTTTGGCTTTTATGAACATCAACCATTTAATGTAGAACTTACTAAAACAGAACAAGAACACTTAACACGTGTAATGATTATGGAAATATTAGACGGCTTTCTAGGTTGTGCAGAAACAATAATACTTGGTGGTGTTCCCGGAAATCACGGGGAGAATAGAGCAGGCAAAGGAAGCGTAACAACTAACAGGTTAGACAATGCAGATACAGAACAAATACAAATAGTTGGAGAGATTATAAAAGATAGACCTAGATATAAACATGTAAAAGTAGTTATACCTAATGACTTCCATTTAACCTTAGAAGTTTTTGGCACAAGGGTTGCTTTCACGCACGGACACATGACACAAGGCGGTGGCGATATATGGAGTAAGATTGAAAAATGGTGGAAAGGGCAGATGTACGGTTGGCTACCGGCAGGACTTGCAGAAATACTTGTTACAGGGCATTACCACCACTTGCGTATAGTAGAACAACTTGGGCGAACATGGTTTCAAGCACCTAGCCTTGACCAATCAGATGAATTTAAAGCCCGTACAGGAAACGCAACACGTAACGGTGTATTAACTTTTACATTAAATAAAAACGGTTGGGATAATATAAAAATTCTTTAGATTGGGTTGATTTAATCTATAAACTGAATACCATTTATATTGCATAAGGAGTAGACAATGGCTACCAAAATAATAGGAATAGATAATAGTGTCTTTGGTAAACCTATGTTGATTAAAGAAGTGGAGGGCAAGATTGTCTTTCAAGAATTACCAACAGGAATTACACAGATAGAGGAGAGCAATAGTAATAGCGTTATTAGCGCCGATAATAAGTTGCCTGATACCGAGCACACTAACACCTGATAACTTAACAAGTTATATTACATGTACTGAACACCAAGAAATAATAGAACATGTACAGGAGTGGCAACCTTTAGTAGAACAATACTTTAAAGCTGAGGACACGTTAAAAGCTTTAACAGTTATTTACTGCGAGAGTTCAGGGCGTAAGCATGTCCGCCAAGTTAACACAAACGGAACAGCAGATGTAGGGTTGTTTCAATTTAATGATGATACTTGGGCATGGCTAAAGCCTAAATTAAAAATAACACAACCACGAACACACGCTGAAACTAATGTAGCTGTGGCAAGTTGGTTAATCTATAATGACGGTTGGTATCATTGGAACAGTAGCAAAACATGTTGGGGGAGATATGACTATTGAACAATTTTTGTTAATAGCAATATTAGTTCTACAGATTTTAAGTTTTAAGCTTAGATAATCTACTTTACTGTATAATAAGAGAACAGACCAAAGGAAGTTATGACAGATAAAATTACAGAATTAAATTTTGGGCTAGAGGATATAAACAGTTTTGAGCCATATCCGGATAACCCACGCAAAGCAAACCTTGAAAAACTAGAGGAAAGCTTAAAAGAAAACGGGCAATACCGCCCTATAGTTGTTAACGCTAAAAATAAACAAATACTAGCGGGTAACCATACGTGGAAAGCTATGAAAAATATTGGCGAGAAACAAATATACGTTACTTACGTAGACGCAGACGAAGCAACTGCTAAAAAAATAGTATTAGTAGATAACAGGCTTAACGATTTAGCAACTTACGATACAGAAGTTATGTCTAATTTACTTGGGGAACTTATGAATAGCGGGGAGTTGGTTGGTACAGGTTTTACCGCAGATGATGTTGATGATTTACTTGCAGAAGTTGGGGACGTATCTGTTACAGATTTTGAGGAATTTGAAGGTGGCTATGCTATGACAGATGATGAAATAGCAGAAGCACAAGAAAAGAAACTACAACCACGTAAAGATAATAAAGTGGCAGAGCCATTAAATGATGTATTGCTTTATTTAAAAGATGAGGACTATAAAGAATTTAAAGAAAAAGTAAATGCACTAAGTGAAACCATTGGCAAGAACATTACAGAAACAGTTGTTGAAGCTGTTAAGTATATGCACATGGAAGTAATTGAAAAAAGAAGTGGCGAAACTTGGTTGCCTAGTTGGGCTAGAAAAAAAGATAGTTAATGAACACAATTTATATTATTGGTAGTCCGGCTTCCGGAAAGACAACTGCTATGAAATACATAATACAAAAGTGGCGTCATATAGAAAACCGTAGAAAACCAATAGCACATAGAATATACAGAGATATAAAGCAAGAGGGTTTTCAAATAGTACTAGGTAAGGATAGTCCTGTTTTTGGCGGTACTGATACACTTGCTTTTAATGCAATAGAAAGTATGCAAGATATTTACAAGAAGTGGGCAGACACAGGGCAATTCAATTTGGTTTTTGCAGAGGGCGATAGGTTTGCTAATACTAGATTTTTTGATATAGCTAAAGAGCATGGAAAGTTAACTGTTATAAATTTAAACATAGATGAACAACATAGAGCTAACCGTTCTAAATCAAGAGCAATAAAAAATGATTTAAAAGAACAGAATATTAAATGGGCTAAGGGACGCGTAACAAAAAATAATAATTTAGCTAAGAAAGTAAATGCAATAAATATTGATTGTGGAATATATGAACATGATTTTTATATGGGTAAAAGTGTTGCAGATGTTGCAGATGAAATCAAAGCTGTGATATATAATAAGGAAAACAATGAAAGAACTAATTGAATTAATAAAACAAATAGATATAAGTAGATATGACCAAGATGAATATAGAGAGATTATAGATATGATTGTACACGAGTGGAAACTAGCTAACCTTGACAAGATATTAAACAAAGCAGGTTGGTTAGACTTGGGCGGTGGTGGTTAATGATTGATATAAGATTAAGAAGTAAAATAAGTGAACAAGAATTAGAACAAAAGATTGGCAAGATTTTAACAGATGAGGATTACAACTTATTAGTAACTAAAGATACAACCATAAGAGGTATCAATGGAGAGTTAGTAGCTGTATATCAAAAAGGAATTATACCTGAAACAGTTGTAGATAAAACATATCCAACCTTGCATGATTTACGTAGGCAACAAACTAATAATCGTGGTAACGCAAGTGGTGTGCCAAGAATTAAAAGACGTATAGGTAACAGAACTGATACTGTTAAAAGTGTTGCTAGTGCAATAGTTGGTAGCATGGACGCCGTCGGACCTTTCCAATACTGTAGGCTAACCGCTTATAGTGGTAAAGAAACTGCAAAGTATAAAGAGTTGTTTCCTTTGTTTGAATTTATTGGTAATGAAATGGCTAAGGTAGCGCCCGAAAGATACAAAGCACAAATGGAACGCGTAGAAAATACGCATGCTGATTGGGTTATACCTAATACACCTTTCACAACTATTACTGTTAACAACAGCTACCCAACCGGCGTTCATACAGACAAAGGAGATTTAGATGAGGGCATTAGTACCCTTGCAGTAATAAAGAAAGGCAAGATTAATGGTGGCTACTTGGTGTTACCTGAATATAGAGTTGCTTTTAAAATGGAACATGGAGATTTATTAATTTTTAATGCACACGAATGGCACGGTAATACAGAATTAGAAAAAGAAACAGAGGACGGAGAAAGAATAAGTGTCGTTTGTTATTACAGAACTGCTATGGAAAAATGTGAAAGCATGGATATAGAAAACCAAAAGAAAATAGATTATGGGCAACGGAGATTAACTAATGACAATATTTGAAAACATTAAACAACTTGTAAACCATTTACAAACTAATGAACAGATTGAAGCTGTAAAAAAATTATTGATACTAAGAGAGAAAGAAATAAATAGTCCTTTTGAATAAAGTAGAGTGGCAAGATAATGAAACTTACGGCGAATTTAAAGCACGTAAGAGCGCAGGGCGTACAGGTATGGGACAACCTAACAGCAAAAAACGTATGCACGGAAAGTGTCCAAATACAAATAAATTAAAAACTAGGTGTTCTTGTAGGACTTGTATTAACCGTAGAAATAGAAGTAAGGGTAGGCGCAAACAAAACATGGCGCGTAAGAAGCTAGGGATTAAAGATAATAGGTTTCATGGTGCAGACGCACACGAGGAAAATTGGAATACAGGTTTAAGGGTTGAAGTTAAAGCAGGTAAGCAGGTGCAACCTGTAGCTACTTTATTTAATAAGTGCAAAGCGCAAAGTGATTTAAGCCACCAAGCTATAGGAAACCTTAGTAAACCATTTATACAAGTAAGCATGCCGGACAACAGTACTAAAGGTATTGTGATGTTTGAATTAGATGAAGTTGAAAATGTTTGTGTAGAAATATTAAAAAATTTTGGTTACGAATTTGGCGATTAGTGATGTTCACTAAGGTGCGTCAACGAAAATTATTACGCTGAAAGTACCCCGTCCGTAGCTCTCTTACGGCTCTATTTCACATTTACGCCAAAAGCTTTTACTATATTTTTATAGTTTTAGCTTCTTTAGATTTTTTGTCTATCTCATTTTTGCAGTACATGCAATAAAAGATAACTCCTAAATCCATATACTTATGCCCGCTAACTTCACAGTTATAAGGCTCTTTTGTTTGTACCTGTTCAAGCATTAAACCTAAAGAAGTCCAATGCTTAATTATTGCATAAGGTGTACAAGCTATCTTAGCCCAATTAGTTCTGTACGCTGTAACACGTGCGGTAATGTCATCATAAGTAGCGCCCGCTTGGGCTAACTCTTTAGCGCATTTATTAAACCCGCTTATTTCTGCTTTAGTACTTGGCTTATAAAAAGCTTCCACTAATGCAGAATATTGTTCTGCGTATTTACTTTGGTTATATGACTTTGGTTTGTAGCTCATACCCGAACTACCCGCTTGTTCATCTGTGAACGAGGGTGCGTCATATATGAAGCTTGGCACGTTAATAACTGTATAAAGGTTACTTGTGTGTTCGCCCGTTGCCTTGTTGTAACGTGGCTCTATAAGTACTGCTTTAATAGATACTAACTCCTCCATAGCGCGCTTGACGGTGCTTACAGACACCGCCATACGCTTTGCAATAGTTTTATGACTTGGATAACATGTTCCGTCTGTCTTATCTGCGTACCGTTTTAGTACAGCATATAACCTAACGGCTTGTGCAGTTATAGGCGCGTCCAATACCCATTCCGGCACAATAGCAAAGTAAATATCGCTTTCTATTTTGTTATCCTTAACCATTAGAACGGTGCTTCCTCCGGAGGCGTGTTTTCTCTAGCTACCGGTTGTTGCCCGTCTATTTTTTGTTTTAATTCAGTTATCATGTCAGAAGCTACACCCATGTTCATACTAGGTGTTACTAATGTTTTGTAACCGTCCTGTTCGCTTAGCGGAAGTTCCTTTATCAAAGACATGATAAAGCCTTTCTGCTTTTCGCTTGCAGGTGCTTTAGGGTTAGCAGGTTTTGCGCCCTTGTTAGTATCGCCTTTAGCCTTTTTGTAATTATCCTTTGGGGTAAATACAGGCTTTGCCGGCGTACTTGGTTGTGTTATGTTGCCGTTGCCATATTCTTTTATCATGGCATTAGCGAATGTAATAGTCATTTCATTAACTTGTTCTACTGTAATTTTATTTGCTACAGCTAAGTCAATAGCACCTTTAAAGGCGCATTGTGCGACTATTAAGTTATCTCTACTCATTGTGTTCCTCCAAGTAGTTTTAGTTGCGGGCTTGTTCCCGCCTTATCTGTTGGCGTGCTTACTAAGTAGTAAACATATTCGCCGTCCTTACGTTCTAGGGTTTGTATGTCCCAACCGTCATTGTGTCTTAGGTTGTGAATTACTGCACCAAACCTAGTACAACGTAAAGTAAAAACAAACTCGCCATTACTTATAGGCTCGTCGTTTCTATATTTTTCTAGTACGTAAGCTACTAACTGTGATTTGTTTTTCACATAAGCAGGTACGATATTACCTCTAAAGTAGCGTACGATATTAGTACTACGTGGCATGTTTAGCCTCCTTGTATAAACGTACGATTTCTTTTTCTAATGGCTTTACCTCAACAACTTTAAAATCAAACCACTTAGGAAAGATTAATTGGGTTGTTTCTGTTAAAGCCTTAATGGCTTTCAAAGTGAAGCTTAAATTGCCATGAGATATAACTGCGTTATACAGAAATATATTATTGTTCATAGCAAGTAAGACTTCCCTAGTGTGCCGGTCGTAAGCATTGTTACCATAGTCATAACAAATATTACAAACAGGCACGTCGCCTAAATTAGCACTCCAACCAAACTTAGTTGGCTTACTTAATATTATGTTGCTACACATATAGCAAGTGTTACTAGCTTTCATTAGTATCATCTACACTTTCTGCGTATAGTTCTGTGTATTCTGCTTTGGTAATAAAGCACTTAGCGCACAACTCGCCGTCGCCTGTTGGCATAAACCATACATGCTTGCAAGTTGGTTGCAATAGTGCTTGTTGTTGGCGTATTGGTACGAATGGCATTAATACCACGCGTCCATAACAAAGTCATTACCGTGTCTTTGTTTTTTATAACGCAGTACTTAAATAAATTAAGTAAGCTTTCAAGTTCGTCAACAGGTATAGAATGTCCATAACCATTTTTGTAACTTGCTTTTATTTCTGCATTAACTTTTTCCCAACCTAACCTACTAGCAACATCTATAGTAAGTTGTTCAACTATATGCTTATAGTCTTTAAGCGTAAAGTCTGCGGATTTGTATAAGCTTTTGCCTGTATATTTTTCAACATACTCGGCATACACTTTACCCCTAAATGAATTAATCAAACCCATTTCCTCAACCAAGTAGCCGACAGTTAAGTTAGATAGGATATCGGTTAATTCTTTTTCCTCAATACCTACAAACTTATCGCCTTGCTTGCCTTGATATAATATGTTGTCTAACCCCATACAGTAACCTCCTCGTTGCTGTGTTCTTGTAGCCAACTATCTTGCGTAACATATTGTTCAAACTTCTTATATTCCCATACAGGATTACCACTAACTATATAATCCTCTTTAGGTAGTTTGCCTCTATGCCTCCAAGAGCGCAAAGTCGCTTGACTAATACCAAGCAACTTTGCTATTTCCTGTAAACCAATTAAGTTAAGCGCCACTACTTACCAAGTCTTTAACTTTGTTAGTTAGTGATTGCTTGCCACGTATAAAGTCCATAGCTTGTTTATCAAGCTGTGTCTTTAGTACTTTAGCTTTGGTTTTCTTTTGCCATAACTCGTAAGAGTTAACAGCGTTAATAACACCCCAAGCTGAGCCGGTGTGTTTTTCATTTTTATAGTTGTCATATATTTTATCAACTATGTCCTCACGC